TTGAAGTGGGTTATGGATAACATTCAAAAATATGGAAGTGATGGAAATAGAATTGCCATATCGGGCATTTCCGTTGGAGCATATATGACTGCTTTGATGGTAACGGGAACCAAATGGCATAAAAAATACGGTATTGATATTCACAAAATCAAATGCTGGATACCCATGAGCGGTTTTTACAGCATGAGTCTGCAGGAAAATTATCTTACTCCAACCATAGCAGGATATCTGGATTTAATAAAGATTCAGTCAAAAAATGATGCCTCGCCGATAGAATATATTACCGGAAAGGAACCACCAAGTCTGATCATCTGTGGTCGTGATGATTGGGCCGTACCCAGAACAAACGCCACCGTTTTGTATAATAAGCTTAAAGAAAAAGGTGCTACAACGGAATTGGCCATGTTAAAAGGATATATGCACACAAATATTTTTATGGGTTATTACAGTGAAGACCATGTGCCGGCAAAGCTCATCAAACGATTCCTGGCGAAATATATGCCGACAGATTTAAACCATTAAAACTCTAATCGGAAAATAAAGGCAGACAAGGATGTATTGGATCGACTTCATGGGTTAGACGAGATCAGCCGTGTTGTAATCTTGTTTCACAGTTATCCTGAAGTTGAAACACCAAGGGAATCGATTGTCTCGACCGTTCAAAGGCTAACCGACAAAAACGCGGGAAAATACATGAACAAATTTATATATTTCGACAACATGAATTCATAAGTGAAATATATAGTTTCATTTATGAAACCATATATTTCACATTTGCAACAATTCAACAGTTGCTCCACACTGCTGTCATAAGTATTTATAATAATTACTTCTTACCCTAACCTCACCAATACAAAACCGGAAACAAAGTGCCCTTAATCCGTAGGCTGAAGGTGCAAATCTCTCACGTCCCGCCTCAATCTCTTATCAATAAAAATCTTTTAATCAAAAAGCGTTTATGCTAAATTAATATAATATATATCGGCAAAAGGGAGCATAACATAAGTGTTTTTAACAGAAAATCAACTAGCAGCTCTCAGATTTAAGTCTTTAGGAAATGATGTTAAAATTTCTGATAAGGCAAGTATTTATAATGCAAAAAATATATCAATAGGAAATAATGTTCGTATTGATGATTTTTGTATTTTAAGTGCCGGAGAAGATGGTATAGAAATAGGAAATAATGTTCATATAGCTTGTTACTGTTCTCTTATCGGTAAAGGTAAAATTATATTAGAAAATTATAGTGGTCTTTCATCAAGGGTTTCTATCTATTCAAGTAATGATGATTAAAGTGGGAACTCTTTAACAAATCCATGTATGCCAGATATATATGCCGATGCTAAACATCTTCCAGTAACATTAAAAGAACATGTTATTGTAGGATGTGGATGTGTGATTTTACCGGGTGTAATTATGAATGTTGGTTCTGCTGCTGGCGCTCAATCTCTGATTAATAAAAGTGTTGATGAATTTACTATTGTATCCGGCATACCAGCAAAATTTATTAAATTTCGGTCAAGAAATCTCTTACAAAAACAAGCTGAATATGAAAAGTGTGGTTAATCATGTTTATATTGGTACTGGTGCGATTATTAAAGATGGAACTGACAAACCGATTATAATAGGTCGAGGCGCTACGGTAGGAATGGGGGCAGTCGTGACTAAAAGCGTCCCTCCCGGGATAACTGTGGTCGGAAATCCCGCAAAACCTGTGGTGAAATAGAATCTTATTTTTTTATTGAACCGTCCCTGAAAAACTTCCTACCACTCCTGCTGAACCGCTTGCCACGACCGCCGAAGCGGTGAAATTTCCCCCTGCAAAATTGCTCGTGGTGATTGAAACCGTTAAACTTGTCGGACTGAATGTATATCCTGTCTTGACTGGCGTGATGGTATAAGAACCGGCAGAAAGTCCCGTAAAGCTGTACGTCCCGTCACTCGCCGTTGCCGTTGATGCTGAACTTGTGCCCGTAAGTGTCATAGTGACGCCGGATTGAACCGCTCCGCTTACCGTGCCGGAAATGGTGTAGGTGGTTGGTATCATGTTGATAATAGCAGTTGATAACCTACTCCCCGCCGTTGTTGCTTGTGCAGGGCCAATGTCAGGTGAATCATCATAGGTCAAGTCTGTCAGGTCAATATAAGCGTCTGCATATCCATTAGTCACCGATTGAACCGTTGCTAAATTTACCGCTGATGTCGTGGCAGCATCTTTAACAACTATTATTTTTGCGTTCGGGAAGTCTGTTTTTAGTTTCCCTGACAAATTTTGTAGTCCGGCGTAATATTCTGCCTGTGTTGCTCCGTTATACCCGTCAGAGTATCCCTGCCACCAAAAAACATAATCTACGACACTTCCAGATATGATAGCCAATACCGCCGTTTTCATATTATTGTATTGGTCATCAAGCCAATACCATTTAGGAGAACCGCAAACCACTCCGTCTTTATACTTTGCCAAAAGAACGGAACCGGATAAGTTATAATTTAGCAAATCAATACTCTTACCCGTAGCTGCTTTTAAATTATTTCCTAATGTCACAAAACCATTGGCTGTCGGAGTGAGCCATCTGCCTTGCGAGGGTGTAGTGCCTGTGCAACCGGAACAACCACAAGCCAACACCGAATATTGTCTTATATCTGCATTGGCCGTATAGTTAGAACCACCCCAATTTAAAGCACCAATAGTTGATGTGCCCATCCAGAAGGAATTGCTTTGCCCTATATCAAGAACTGTTATTTTACCTGTGGCGAAACAAGGTGTTACTGTAAAAAGTAAAAGACAAATTATTAAAAATAGTTTTTTCATTTAATATCCTTTCTTACCAAAGTTTTTGTTTAATATACCGGATAATAAGTTTTTAAAAAATTTCTTATAATAGTCATGTCAGAACTAGACAACGACACCTTAAATCCCAATAAGGAAAATATATTTCCTTTCCAGTAAAAATAATTTGTATTACTATACCAGAATCGCCCTATATTTGCATAATTTTGTGTTGTTCCTGCAGAGGGAGAAAGACTTGTTGGGGATATAGAGGTGCCCCCGTTCACTTTAGCGTTAGATTCCGCCCATGAAGAACTGACATTAGTTTCTAATATATACACTTTTGTTGTATTGCTAGCTGTTGAGTATGCTGAATAACTGTAATTAGATGCACCATTGTAATTATCAAAGGCATATATGTTTGAAGATGTTTCAAGTTCAAAGTATGGTTGGCCCAATGAGGCAGAATTTAACCCATAGGCAAAAACCTGTCCATTTGCGGCAATGGTAGTGGAACCACCAACTACACCAAAAAAAGAACTGGCCCCTTGTAAGAATGTTGGCAAAGTATTGAGTCCTAAATATGTTGTAGATCCATTATACACAAAAGCCTGCATATTAGGCAAGGTTCCCGTTCCCGAACCTGTGCAGCTTGGATAAGGTGTTCCCGAACCTGTGCATGAGGCGTTGACAGCATTAGTAACTATTGATGGCATAGCACCTGCCACAGTCTGTATTGCTGTCCTTGCTCCCGTTATATCTGTACCATCATAAGCCGTGTCAACAACACTTGATATTGTATGATAGCCAAAGTTTGGATCATATGCCATTCCTGCGCAACCGGGGAATGTTCCATTGCAGCCTGTAGTCGTGAGAGTTTTGACGGCAGTTACGTAAGCATCGTACATGGCAAGATTGGCTATAGTTCCGCCAGCTGCTATTACATGATTGTAATAGGTACACGTTTCGTTGTTCGTGTACGTTGTGCTATTACATACATTAGTAGAGGCCGAAACCACCACATTATTACTAGCTACTGAATTGGCCGCACAGTACGTTGCATTTCCGGCCTGGCTCGCTACGATATCGGCTGTGCCTGCGGCCACAGGCACTGTTGAACTTCCCGAGATAGTAAAAACACCCGTATTGCTACTGACATAAGAAACGGTTAATCCGGAGGTTGATGTTGCGCTCCCTACTGAACCGTTACTTCCGCCAACTGTTAAAGAGTCTGTCGGCTGTGTACCCCATGTAATGCTCTGCGCAGTACAAGACGTAGGTGTCCCTGAAACTTCCGAACTACAGGAACTCTCCCCTGCTGAATTTTGACAGGTCAGCATATAGTAATAAGTTGTACCACCAGTCAGCGATCCTATGACATCTGGACTTCTTACACTAGAGACCTTCGTCCCATTTGCAATGCAATTCCCCGACATTGAAGAGCCTGATTTCCAGTACAGATTGCAGCTTGTTGACCCGCTTGATGGTGTCCACCCCACTGTATTCTGCAAATTACCGGCAGTTGCGGAAACACCTGTTGGTGCGGCAGGAATGGTGGCGATTGATCCACCTCCGCCGGCTATTATTATCCCTGATAAGCCTGTAGCATAGACCAATGAGTTTATAAATAATCCGATTACGCAAAATAATAATATAAGTTTCTTCATGTTATTCTCCTTTTTGTCTTAATCGTAGGGATCGTTCCCCGAACGATCCGAGCGGCGCGTTTGGGGAAACGCGCCCTACAATTAATGTCCTCCGCTGGCGGAGGTGGTTTTATATCTTTCGTACTCCGGGTCTTTAGACCCGTAAATCTATCTGTTGTCGCGATCTTGCTTCCCAACATCTTGAATAATAATCAATAACGATCCGGGCGGCGCGTTTGTGAAAACGCGCCCTACTTCCCTTTGTCATTGCGAGCCTTGGCCTTGCGAGGCGTGGCAATCTCTCCTTAATTTAAAGAGCAAGTTCCCGATGAACAATAAGCAACCCAATGTGTGGCATCAACTCCTATAACGCATATGCCGTCACCGGCAGCACCGGCAGTTTTAACATCTCCGCCCGAGGTGCATAGAGTTCCGCCTAAATCTATATACTGGCCGCTTGCCGAAGTCTGGAATTTAATGATCTGCGATATTCCCGTATAATTTTTTACGCAATATTGAAGTCCTGCCGCAGCCGTGGGCAGGGTGTAAATAGAATTTGCAGCGGAGTTTCCCTGATTGAAATAATATGCGGTCTTATAGGTTGCGCTGCTGATTGTCGTTGGAGAGCTTGCCGTTGATATTACGATATTAACCAGGCCGTCCACAACGCCTGTCGCGGCAAGGGAAGTGGCAGTAGCAGCGCCGATAGTTACGATGCCGGTTGAACCTGCTGCGGGAGCCGCGCCGACATCGCTTGCAGTCAGAGCCGTCCCATTTATCTTATATTTTTGCCCTGTGGGGATATTAACATTTCCTGATGTATCAATAGAAACCAGACCGCTTTGATAATAGATGCCTCCCGTTCCAAACCAAAAATAACCCGTCGTGTCATCTTCTCCCATCCACCATGAAGTTGCAGGTGTTGAAGCCGCTGTCGCAAAACCCATAGCGGGTTTGCCGGGACAAAACATCTGACCGTCTGAGGCAATGGTGCAGGTTGAAGATTGTATAGTATTCGCCGTTCCTTCGGATGTGGTAATGTAATTAGAACTTGAGGATATCGTGCCAAGGATCGTGCCGTTCCCCGTTCCGGTGCCATTCCCGTAATCCACCCAGGCGTTAGAACCATTCCATATTTGGATCTTCGGATTGCCGCTGTTATTATTAACGCACATCGGATTCGTTGTAACGCCTGTCAGCGTAGGACAGGAAGTGGTATTTGAAAAGTCGGCATAATGATTACCGTCACCCAATGAAGAATCAAAAGCTGCCCCCGTTATCGTTGTTCCGGTAATAGCTGCGGGTGTTGTGCCGCCGATGGGCCCAGGCGAAGCAGGATCGAATGATGATCCTCCGCCTCCTGAGCCTAAAGAATTAAGATTATAAGTATGGCCGCTTGTGCCCGTAATTGTAAAAGGATAAAGAGGTTGTACGGCCCAGCACCCCTCTGCGTTTCCTGAAGCATCCACGCCCAGGGAGGCATAACCTGAACTGCAATTTGTGCCGTTTGCGGCCAATGCCGTGGCTGTTGAAGCATTGCCGGTGACATTGCCTGTCAGGTTTCCCATAAAAGTGCCGCTGATAGTATCGCCTGACGTGTAATAACCGAGGAATGCTTTTATTGCCGCGATATTCGCCTCATTGACGAGCGTTTTTACATCGTTTGAAGGCATAAAACTTGCCCAATAAATTAAATTAGTATTGTAATTCGTCAAACTGCCTATGGTCAAATAATCCACGCCGTCAACGGCAATAGAAGGAACGGCAATTCCCCCGGAAACAGTGACCTTCATCAATCCGGTAGATAACGAACCCAGATTAAACGAATTAGGCAAAGTCGCGTCATTTTGCAACATAAGATAATGCGATGCTAGACTGGCAAAAGAACCGCTTGAACAACTCGTCACGTAATCTGTTCCAGCTATGGCCGTAGATAATACTGCTGCGCCGCCGGAAACAGACATTTTCAAAAGGCCGCTTGAAAGGCTTCCTAAATTCGTTCCGTTGGTCAATGACGGCACGTTCTGGGTGGTCATAAGATAACCGGAGGCCGGAGCGCAATTATTCGTTATATACGTTTTAACCGCGTTCTGAGAGCTAACAGTGGTATCCGATGAACCTAGGTCAGGATCAACGCTGAACAGATAATTAGCCGCGCCTCCTACAAGATAATCCGCCGTTGCCGGAATAGGAAGGCAGATAGATATTAGAAATATAATTAATCCGAAAAGCTTCTTTTTAAAATCCTTCATCAACTACCATACTCTTTCTCTCCCGCGTGATTAAAAAGTTATTATTGTCCGCTGATTGTTCTACGTGGAACAATCTCACTCTGTTGTGTTTCCCTGCTTGCCTTTGCGGATGCGTTTGGAAGCGGATTTTTAAAGACAAACTTACCATCGGCATCAAGAACGACACTTCCGGCAGGCGCGATTATCGGCCTTCTCGATTCATTTTTCGCCGTCAGCAGCGCCGCCTTTGTATTTGCCTCTTCCTGAGCCACATCCGGAAAGAATGCCTGTTTGACATTATCGGGCGTGATTTGATTGAATTGCGCTTTAATATTCTGCAATTTATTAATCTGATCCATCAAAGGTTGTTTCTGCGGGTCATTATCCTGCAATCCTGCGGCTTTTTGCGCCAACGACATGATTTTAGTTTGCAAACCATTATTCAAATCAGTCTGAAATCCCGTTGTGCCTTTTGAAGGGTCTGCGGGGTCAACCGGATTGCTCCAATTCTGCTGAATGGCATTGGCTACATCGCCTCTTTTCATGGCCGGATTATTTGCCATTTGAGAAATAGGCGTCAATACGGCATCCAGTGAATCTACTGGAAGTCCTTTCATAGCCATATTTGTCTTTAATTTATCGAACTGATCCTGATTCCAGTCTTGCCGTGAAGGTGGAGTCTGCGCCTGTACTTTCGCCACCTGTGCACCTGCCCTTTGCGTTGCCGCGGCACCCATGGTATCCTGATAGGACTTTTCATTATTAATCTTCTGCATTTCCATGGCGCGTTGGGCGGCAAGCTGATCGTTGCGGATTCCCATTTCGCCGAATTGCATAATCTGAGGGCTTAAATCCGGTATCGCCGGAGGCGCGTAAAAAGGATTGCTAGATTCCATTATTCAATCTCCTTGAATTCAAATTCCGGCATATATGCCTTGAAAAGCGTCTGTGTGACAAAGAGGTAAATCTGAAACGCTTTTTCAGGGTCTTCCTCAAAGGCTTTAATGACCGGTTCCACCAAAACCTCTCTGATATTGTCGTAGAACTGGGACAAATTTTCCTCTTTTTCGGCTATTTTCTTGACAAGAATTGTCCCAAATTTAAAATACGAATCCCACCATCCAAGATGATTCTTTTGCGCGTAGGTTCTTAGTTTGCTCATGACGGATTCTTCGGCATGGGTCATAGTGGCATGTTTCGCCGTGGCAGAACAGATCCATGTTCCGACAAGGTCATGCACCGCCCCAAGAGGATTAAGAATATCTTCTACAACCTTTCCCGTGTCGCCTAACCCTTTAATATTGGGCCTGACAAGAGATCGATCGATAAGGTCTGAAACGCCCGCTATAGCTCCATAGCCTGACATTCCAATGCCAGTGTCTGCTGCTGCGTCTGTCCCCGCATCTGCGGCCACACCGGTAGCCGGAGCAGCCAAAGAAGGAGCCACATCCGTAGCGGCAGCGGGATTAAAAGATAAAGAACCCGCAAAATTACCGGCGTCACCTGCTGCCGGAGCAGCGTCAGGAACTGCGCCCGGAATCATAGCCGGAACTGCTGCGCCTGCGCCCGGAGCTACAGGTAGAGGAGCAGCACCGGAAGGCATACTTAAACTTCCAACTCCCGTATAATCTGGCGTCGGCGCGGGCGTGCCAAATCCGAACGGATTGCCCATTTTGTCCATTCCGTTATTAAACAAATCCTTTGCGCCGCTCCATCCCTTTGTAATCAAGGAATTGTCCGGAGTTCCGGCAGCTTTATTTTTTATATAGTCCGTGCCCAGCATAGAACCGCCCGTATTAATCAGGTTTCCAAATAACTGGTGATTCTGAGATTTTTGCGCGGCGTCAATCTGCGCCTGAGTCGCCCATCTGTTTTGGGCCAGTTGATCCTGTGCAAGTTGATTCTGCCGTTGCTCATTGGTCAAGTTCAATGTCGCGTTTCTCCATCCCTGGGTCAAACCCTGCGTTTCCTGATCCGTGAAAGGCTTGCCGCTAAGTAAAGCCTGCCGCCTTGCTTCATTCAATATCCCTGATAAATCCAAATTCATTTTTACCCTCCATTGCCATTATAGGGGTTATTAAAATAATTCATCATGGCAAGCGATCCGCCGCTCTTAAGCAAATTCTGCCACAACATATTACGGCTTGCCTGATCCGCCGAGTTCATCATTGCCATCGTCTTCCAGCGTTCTTGTGCCAGCCGGTCATAATCGGTGTTCAATGCCTGCCCTTGAAGCTGCTGTTGTCCTTGCTGTTGAAAGATAGGCTGCGTGTCCCCCTGCGCTTCCTGAGCCGAAAGAGGCCGTCCCTGCGCCTGCGCCCTGGTTCTTGAATCCCTTAAGGATTGAATAAAATTATCGTAGTCCATAGTCCCTACCTTATCGCCGTGTGTACGTCGAAATAGAATGAAAATCCGGTTAATTCCAAACCGTCCCCAACATTGGTTGTGGCCTGGAACAAAAACGAATGGTATAGATTCGGCCCCAGAAGAACCGACTGCGTGTTATAAGGTGAACCCAAAGCGTCAGCGGCGGAAATGGGAGCAGGCCCAGCCTGCCCGTTTATCTGATCCGTTGTGGCCATGCCGTCGCCAAAATGCTGGATAGTAATCTGTCCCGTCTGCTTTTTAAGATAAGCCACTTGAAGATATTCTATGGTCGAATCATGCAGGAGCGGCGCGGTCGGTTCCGGAAGAATGTCTTTCGTCTGCAAATAAGAAGTTATGCTTGTTCCGTCCCAGCGGTTCGTATCTTCCAGCCGGTAGACAAAACCGTTGGCATCGCCTCCGTAGGTGTAGCTGATTCCGTTTGCGTCATAAACCTGCCAGCCGGATTGCAGGGGGTTAGACGTTGCCCCTCCCCCGCCTATCTGCCGGGAAATCTTTGTCCATTCCTGATATTGAAGGGAATATTCCAGCTCCGTGTTTAACGTGGTCGCCCCCGCGCCGGAGGCAATCAGGAGCTTGTAAGACTTGATGGACGGATCATACCACCCCACGCTTTTGGATCGCATGGCAGTGGGAATATACCGGACATCGTTAGGATTGAAATAACATCTGATATCATCGGAAATAGGCACCACAGTGGCCCCATCGGAAGTATAAACGCCCTTGTCGCCTACCCAGATAGCAACCTGCTTTCTTTGGTTATCCATGGCGGTCACATCAGCCGAAACCATTGTCAGCGGAGCCACACAACCGACATTCGCGGATATCCGCTGAACCACCCAGTCGGACGGCTTGGTGCCAGATACGCGATAAGTTTCATTCTCTTTGGCTACAATAAGCTGTTCAAGGCCGTTATACATATAATACATATTGTAAATAGCGGCTGCGGCCATAACCGGAGTCTGATCGCCGAACTGCAAAGTCCCCGAATCCGTCCCGTTGAAAACATTGGACGTATTGAGAGCCGAATAAAACGTAGAATTATTATATTGCGTCTGATCATTGAAAAGCCATAACCTGCCCTGCCACATGGCCGCAAACCTGTAAGGATGAATCTGCGTCTGGCATGGAACGCCGCCAATATACTGAACGCCAACCGGCCCGCTATTTCCGGACGCTATACCCTGAGGCCAAATGATTCTGTACCAGTAAAACGGCCCTTCGTTATTAACTTTAGTCTGGAATTCAGTCGAAGGAGATGGCTGAGCCCACATGACATAGCCGCTATGCTGCATAGAGATAGAACTCGTTCCCGCCGTTCCGTCAGACAAAGAAGAGACTTCTACCCACGCCGAACCGTTCCAGTACTGCACCGTCATAGTCGATCCAGAGACCACGTTTAAACTAACGGCCAGATAAATATTAAGCCCTCTCACGGGTTGCGAAAATGCCAGATAAGCGGGACTTGTTATGCCATTCCAGTAACTGGAGGAATCCCCATTTACATAAGCCGGTTTCAGCACCTTACTTGTATAGTCTGAAAAATCAGAACCCATTGCGTTGACAATCGTTCTATCCGAACCGTCCCAGATATCCGCAATAGGCTGAATGGGAGCGTCCACCGTGCAGAAAGAAACCGTTACGCCGCTGGGCATACCGGTAAACGTGATTTTATAATAATACAGAGCAATGTTATTGATGACCGTAAGTTGCGACGTTGAAGTAGTAGAGGCCCACATTATTTCACCCGTGGCGTTCATCGTCTTACCGGAAGCAGCCGTACCATCAACCAAAGAAGAAACGGAACTCCATGCCGTTCCCGTCCATTGTTGCACGCCTGCCGTGGCGGCTGTCGTATTGGGCGTCTGGATATAGAAATTAACGCCCTCCAGCGGCCTGACAGAACCGATATACAGAGAGGTGTTGCCGTTGGCATCCGCCACCAGCGTTGCCATATTACTGGAATTGACCGCGGTGTTATTAACCTGCGTCGTAAAATCATAAAAAAATGATGACGAAACCGCGTCAAAGTTTAAAAACGAAGCGCATCGGGCTTCATTCCCTCCCCATATCCAATTAGCCGTACCATCGAGGACCACCATCGAACCATCCGGCGCATTTGAAAAATTAACGATATTGCTGGTCGGTAAATTCAGGAAATTTGCGTCGAAAGTATCCTGATTTGGGACTGCCGTTGTATTGTTCGATTTGCGTAGTATATGATAGTTATCGTTATTTGTCTGAACGAAAATATGGGATTCTACCGGATTGCCTTTACGGAACTGAAAACCATTGACGATGGTAAAGATGTTATTGTCCTGGAAGCTCACGAGCGCCGTTGTATTTATCTTGCTGTGACCTTTCACCCCTCTGAAATGTTTTCCCCACTTGCGAAGATTCTGAATGTCCTGTAACCCGTAATCATCCAGCAACATCGGGTTTTCAGTAGGATTCCACTTTCCGGTAAACGGGAAAGAATAAGGCACAAGATCATCCGCCAGACAAACACCGGAAATCAGAAATATCAAACCTGCAATTAAATATTTTACATATTTCATAAACAACCTCAATCGTAAGTCGTGAATCGTGAAGAGTGAAGAGTGAAGGGTGAAGAGAAAAACCATTCACCATTCACGTTTCACCTTTCACGATTCACAACATATACATCCCGCTTCTTTGATTCTTCTCGTAATCCGCCCACAACTTCCTATTGTAAGACCGAAGCGCATCGCACTGCGCCTTATAGAGCTGCGGCCAGACCACCCCTGCCTCCACCTGTACCTTGTTTTCTCCCAGGCGGGTTACTACGCCCGCTTCGATTGCATGATGGAACTGCGGAGGCAACAAAGGCACGTCATTGTCACTAACCAGCAAAGTCGGCCTTGCCTCGTACCATAGCCGCACACCGTATGCCTGATCGTTGCAGTTGAACCACAATAGGACGTTCGTCTCAATTCCCGCATTCGTGAACGCCTTTATCAAATGATAATGCAGCGGACGCGTTTTGCTGTTGCCCCACCAAGTGATCGACTGCTCGAGATCATGCTCGCTGATAGCGGTTAACTGATTGATAAAGCCGATAAGATTCATTTGGATGATCTGCCGGATAGGAAACGCGGTTGAAATCCCCCGGTGCTGGACGCCATTGACCGGCCCGATATTCTGATAAGAACTGGTGGAAAGCCCGCTTATGTTCGTCGTATTAACAGGATTCCCGTAGATATCGGCAAGCGTGTAGGTCGATGCCGCAGTGCGCGTAAGGAGGAACGTGCGGTTACTTAATTGCGGCATGACCTGCACATTATAAAGCGTCACAATATCATTGGTCGCGTAAATATCCGCTGCCGTCACCATGACCGCCGGATTCGCGTTTGATATCGAAACCGCCGTATCGGATAGTTTCATCAATATAGAATCGTCAAACTGCCTAAGCCAAAACATCGGCCTTAATTCGTCCACATTGAGCATTTCATCAAGATAGACGGAATTAATGACGGATTTGACTTCATTCACACGGCTCTTATTGAGATCGCCGATTAACCGGCAGCAATCCTGATACAGCACAGCGAAGGTTAAAAAATCAGACATGAATTACCCCTTTGTTTGTCATTGCGAGCCGTTTCTCAAACGGCGTGGCAATCTCTTCCTTTAATCTGTCGTAGTCCGGGTCTTTAGACCCGTAAATCGTGCCCTTTAATCTTTCGTAGTCCGGGCCTTTAGGCCCGCATATCTCTCACCGAAATATTTTATCCTTCTATCTTATTCGTATTACTTGTTTCCGGTTTTCCGATTTCCCCCTGCGAATTCGTAAAGAGATTCTTCCCAAGATAAACCAGCCCCGCCGCAAGTCCCGCCGCCAAAGCCTGTTTGATGGCTGTAGAATCAGGGAAAGCGCCGGTTTGCAGAATCGGAAGAATAGGCGCGATAAACACCACTCCCACGGCCATGATTAAGCCGTGCCCCACGTCCTTCAAATTTACTCTATATAACTTCGATTCCATAAAATTCTCCTTTTTGTCTTAATCGTAGGGATCGTTCCCTTTCCTGTCCTCCGCTGGCGGAGGTGGATTTCTTTCTTTCGTAGTCCGAGCCTTTAGGCTCGTCTTATTCTGTCATTGCGAGCCGCACTGTAGGGATCGTTCCCCGAACGATCCGGGCGGCGCGTTTGGGGAAACGCGCCCTACAATTAATGTCCTCCTTTCTTTCGTAGTCCGAGCCTTTAGGCTCGCCTTATTCTGTCATTGCGAGGCGACCCTTGGGAGCCGTGGCAATCTCTCTTTTTCTAAATTGTTCCTTTTAATTGCTCCTTATTTAACTTGCCTTTGGTTGCTATACGCCTGCCTGCAATCCCGAAATGAACGAATTGAGCAACTCCGTTATATCGGCATTGCTCAACGTCGGGACGGCTCCCGCTACATTGAGACCGAGTGCCGATAAAACAATATCCAACTCCGCCTTAATAGTGGCATTGCCCGAAAACTGGCCCACCAGTTCATTGATGCCCTGTTGAACAAGAGCGTTCATGGCGGTATTGTCGCCGCCGCCTGTAACTTTTGATAGAATCGCCTGAGCTGCGGGCAGCATGGCAGCAACGAGTTCCGGATTATTGGTTGCGATCAAAACACCGCCGACATTTGCGGCTATCTTAACCACTGACGTGATAACGCTTTCCTTGCTTGACGCACAAAATAGTTTCATAATCTTTCTCCTCACCTTTCACCTTTCACCTTTCACGTTTGTTTAATACAACTGAACTCTTGTCTGCCAGTGCTGCATCTTCTGAGGCAACTCTCCCGGCCAATACGCTATATCGTGAGGCTCTCCGCCGTGAGCCACTTCCACAAACTTTGAACAGAATATTCTCTTATCGTCGCCAATCATCTGATGACCAAGCATGAGAATCTCAGCAATGCCCACATAATCGTAGGGAGTGCCTACATAACCAAACGCTATGCCCTCAATCAGGGGAATCTTCGGCGCAACCGCATCTTTAACCTTATAGTAAAAAACATGACCATTATCCGCGCCAAACCGTTGAGAGGCGAAAGTGATATCAATGCCGTCTGCCAGGGCTTCAAACAGAAGCACCCTTTTGCCCATGTAAGGGCTGTTCAGGACAACGACAAGCGAACTATGGTTGACATCGTACCCGGTTCGCAGCCTTATGCCTTCACCGAGGATACTGTTCTCATGCCATTCAACGAGATCTCCGGTCTGCATAGATGGTCTTAACGTGTTGTATAAGGTAAGATCATTCATATTCTTCCATAATCTTTCGTAGTCCGGGCCTTCAGGCCCGAAAATCTTCTGCTACCCGCTAATCAGCATATTTATAATTTCGTTTGCCCTGTCCGAGTGGACTTCTTTGTACCAGTTGCTTAACTCTGATTTTCCGTCAGAGTATTTCAATTCATTGGCCGCTCCATACCAGTCTCCGATATTAACGTCATGGACAAATCGGGGGAAGCCGCGCTTGATCTTATCCGCGCCCATATTGAATATCAGCATAACGAGCGCGGCCTGTTTAGATAACGGAAATGATTTAAATTCAGGAAAGATAAAACCGGCCTGCATTTCAGCAAGCGATATATCCTTCTCAAGATAAGCGTCCGCGTCCGCCTGTGTGAAGAGATAGGCTTCGCCGGATACAACCTTATGGCCGTAATAAATCGTGTCGTACCCCATAGAATCTTTGTAAACTTTCAGGCTGAAACCTTCCCTGACCTTAAGAATAGGTTTGATAATATCTTCGATTGTCATCAGTCATTCTCCTATTTATTCTTAAGATGAAAATCTATGTGATCATCCTGTTTCTGCTCAATGCGGGATAGCGTTGAAAAAATAGCCTTCGTAGTCTCCTTAAGGTCGGCTGCAATGTCCCGCTTATCCGCTTCGGAGCGGTCGAATCTGTTATTTATATCCTGATGTTCTTTCTTGCAGAGCGCGGCATTATAACCGTTGCCATTTCCATTTTTTGATGGGAATATGCGGTATAATGTGGCTACAATTCCTAGAGCCGTACTTCCAAATCCAATGCCTGTTGCTATTCCAGTTCCAATATCCATTCCCAATCCCCTATCCTCAATGGTGAAGGGTGAAAAGTGAATCGCTTCACCCTTCACCCTTCACCCTTCACGATTATTTCATCCGGGTAAACCAGTAATGGATATATCCCGCTGCCATAGTTGTTCCGCCGCTGCCGGTGTAGGAAATCGTTGTCGCATTGGAGCCTGTAACGATATAACCAAGATAGGTTTTTCCGCCCACAAGATCGACATTGGCCGAATCCGTACCGGTCGTGCTCGAGTATAGAAACGAACCGTAAGTGCTGGCCGGAACATACTGGCCATTTGTCCCCTTTGTAGATACGGCTGTGTCCGCAACATATCCCGCCGTGGTCATCAGCAATCCGGTAATAAAGCCGGTTGCGCTGCCGTTGGGCTGAGTGGATAATAGACCTACAGCAAGAGTCTTGGCCGAATCCGTGGTAACCACCTGCACACGAACATCACCAACAAAAGTATCGGGCACAAAAGAAACTCCGGTGGAAGTCTCAGACGTGGACGGCGCAAACCATATAATGCCGTGATGAGGCATGTTGGGCGTCTCATCAATGACAATGGTGTGCATGTTGAGCGAAAATCCCTTCACAACCGCAGTGTAGCCTCCGTTGGTGTCCGTGACGATAATATCAACGGTTGTATTGGCGTTCCGGAACTTAATGAGACCGTTGCCGCCGGTCGTCGCCGCAAAGACAGTGGGAGTCACCGGATTAGTGACCGATGTATAGGAATTATCCGCGTATTTTGTCAGGGTGGAAATCGTGGAAGTTCCCGCATCCAGAACCTGATAGGTTATTCCCGTGGTAATGGGCGTCAGGCCGACATTGCCTATAGTGGTATTATCCCGTTTTACAACCGACGCGTAAAAATCATTATACGCGAAGGCGGGCAGCGTAAATACTGCCATCAACATAAAAATCAAACTGATTAACCAAAATTGTTTCTTCATCATATCCTCCATAAAATGTGTTGTTTAAGGTGTATACGCCGTGGAATTATTGCCGTACTGATTCCCGTGGCAATCTTCAATCACCATGAGAATCGCGGCCGTGTACCACAACGCCGTGTAATTTGTGTCTGTTACGGTTGAATCCCGGTCAAGTAACTGTGTCAGCACTTGAATTGAATTAACGATCGCCGCCAGGCAATCAATCAAATGATGCTGATCCGTCATTCCCTGCGGATTGAACCAATACGTATTTCCATTTCCAAGGGTGTTCCCTCCTTCGCCCGTCACCATCCAGAGATAAAGAGCCGCATAGGCTCTATCGTTGTATTGAGGTGGAGTGGATTGTTGAAGACCGTCCGTATCCAGTTGCGCCGTCAGCGTATTCATCATATCGAATATCTGATAGAGCATGGCGTTTAAGCCTTTATCTGAAATTCCTGTCGGTCTGACATCCTGCCAATACCTGTCTTTGGATGCTATGTAGTTACTTACCGTGTTGCCGCGCGAATCCTCGATCTTTCCGTTGAATTTCGCCGTGAAGCAGTTCGCCAGATGTGTCGTGTGATTCACGCCGGCATCGGCATCGAGCTTGGTGCAAATCCCCTGTATCGCCGCCACGATCATATAAAGCAGGTCAACAAGGTTGCGTTGAGATAACCCCTGTGGTTTTATCTGAGCTTCCATAATTCTAGACCTCGTCCTCGGTCAGAGTTGTTGCCTCTCCGCCGGTATCCTGAGTTGATTCACCGGCTATAAATGCCGCCTCGCGCTCAAGTTGTAACTTCGGATTTATAATCTGCTCAAATACGCGCTTAAGACGCTGATCCTGCGCCGTATCCAAAAACAAATAATTGGAATCGACGAGAATACGTTTGCCTTTATCATCATATTTAAAGCAGAGTTGAGCGCGGACGTTGTGCGATGGAACGATTGCGCAGTAGAATTCTTTGCCGCCGACTTCCACAATGCGGTCAAAGACAACTTCGGTGTTTTCGTTTTCCTCATAATCCCTGACAAAACGGGCATGAGTGTTTTTGACCTGCTCAAAAGTTCCATCCTTCGTTTTCACTTTCCGGTTTGAGGGATCTAGCCGGACGGCCACGGTAGGATTAAGAGCCACCACATAGGCCAGATACGTTTCCGCCCCGCCTATAGTGACCTTCTTCATGGGATATCCGTCAAACGGACGCGAAACACGCGCCGCCGCAAGCGGTATCGGCTGAAAATTAAGTTCTCCTATCCCTTTCAATGCCTCGTCCAGTTTCCCTTCTCCCGCGACCGGGTCTATCTTTTTCGGTGCTGCCATAATAGTATTTCCTCAATCTCCCTGTGTTCGGGCGGCGGCAGGGGCGGGAGACCCCCTTATCATCTGCACGGCCAGTGCAAACTAGCCGCCATAATCGTTAGTCGTGAATGGTTTTTCTCTTCACTTTTCACCTTTCACTTTTCACTAATTGTTAGTCCTGTAAGTCCTGACGGCAATAACCGCGATATCGGCGGCGTTAAACACGTTCTTGCTCACGCCGTAAATCGAGCCGATACAGAAGCCTGCTTTGTTCTGGTAATCGAAAGTCTTTTCCTCCCAGATTTTCTTCTTGGAATAAGCAATCGAACCCGCGCCAATACCCATAAACAGTGCCGTCGCTCCTGCCAGATTCGCGCCTGATCCCCAATTAGTGACAGTCGCTACTCTCTGGTGATCGTGAATCGCGCAATTCTTATGAACGCCCAGGGCAATCCCGAAAATGGGATTATCGTCGCCGCGTTTCTGTGCTTCGCGCTGTGCCTGCGCCCATGCCGCATCACGCTCGGATAAGTCATAAGACTGATCGGGAGCCATGACGATAACGCCGTTCATCGCCTTTCCTTTGACCGTGGGGCCAATGATAAGAGGTTTGGCCTTGCGTCCGTAGGTGACGCACTGAGAAATCAGAGACAGAGTCATGTAATTGCCTGCCGCGATTGTCGCGGTCGTGGTTGCTCCGGTGGGATAAATAACCTTGGTAGGATTATTCCCTAGAGCTGTGAAGATGTCCTGATCGATCTTTGCCGCCATCCAGCGTTGCAAAAGCTCCTTGGCGTATTCCCTGATCTTGTTATCGGAAACCCGCATTTCGGTTTCACGGCCTGCGGTACGCACTGCATTTCTGATCTGGGTCAGTGTGATTGAATTGTCGTAAGTAGAAGGCGCTTCTTCGTTGCCTTCCATGATACTGTCATTGGGAACGCCGCCGCCGGAAAGCTCGCGGATCTGCCCTATGGTTAAAACGTCGCCCTGTTCTTTTTGAAGGTCGGCGAATTCAACGATGATATTGGAATCAGACTCTCCGACAAAACCGTTCTCGTAAAAGTACGAGCTTGTCTTTGCTTCCATCCACCACCTTTTAGCCCATGCCTTGCGGGTCAAGGCGTTTCCTGTCGTAAATGTAAAATCAGCCATTTTTATAACTCCTTATGTGTTGGCCTTCACAAAGAATCACTCAAAAGACACCGGGGTATTTCTCCCTTAATTCTTTCGGAGCGTCTTTTAGAAACGTCTTAAATTCTTTATCCGTCATATTATCAATGGCATCGGAGAGTTGGCCTTCAGTCATCGTCAAATAGGATTCAAAACCTGTTGGCTTTCCGTCGCTGGAAACATTGCCGATGGACTTCGCGCCCGGCTTCGTCATCTTTTCGATGGCGGCTTTAGAGGCTTCGGCAATCTTGGACTGAATGATACTGTCCTTGTTCATCAGGGTGTAGGCGTCTTCCATATTGTAATGGCTCTTGCCGTTGGCGATCATCCACTTGGATAAATCCTCATAGACTTTTACCGTTTGCGCTTTTTCCGCGTCCGTGAAATTATCGGACTTGTTAAAAAGCTCCTTGGCCCTGTTAAAACAAAACTGATTCCTTTCCTGCTCGAAACTCTGCTGAAAATCAGCCTGCCGTTTTGATTCCTTTTCGACTACAGCCCGTTTGCCCTCTAAGTAATTATTGAGCATAAGGCTTGCCGCGATCGGGTCTTCCTTGGCCACGTCGCCTAATTGCCAGCCGTTATACTTGCCGCCATTGACAATCATGGTATTGAAATCTTCCACGTCTGCCGATACTGGCTCGTCTTTCTTTACCGGCGGCGCGTAGTTTGCCGGTTTTTCATCGGGATAAAGCTCAAAAAACTTTTCCGCTCCTAACTCTTTGAGAAGGTTTAATTTTCTGCTTGTTTCTTCGGCGGCTTTCTTGGCGCTATCAACTTCAGCGTGTGTCTTTGCAAAGTTCTTACGCCATCTCTCCACCGGTATCTTTGCGCCTTCGTCGTCAATGAGATACTGCTTGCCGTTCTCCGTGACGAGTTTGACGCCTTCTTGATCTGCTATTGCTTTTTCCTCTGTTGACAATTCGGCGGGTTTGTCATCAATCACGGTTTTGGAAGCGTCCTGAGCAGCCTTATCAGCAGCTGTCTTGTCGGCTTCAAGTTCTTCCGGGCTTTTTCCGGCGCCCTCATCCGTCTTTATTGGATCGTCAACAATAGCCGGTGCTTCTCCCAAAGCCTCCAGCTCTTCTTTGCTGAATTCCTCTTTTGCAAAATCTCCCGGTCCCATAATTCCTCTCCTTCAATCGCATGGCCTTACGGTTGCCACGGTAACCGGTATCTCAGACATTTAAAGCCCGTCCGGAAGGCATAAAAAAAAGACGGCAACCCTTTCGGATTAGCCGCCTTTAATTTCGTGTGGTGATTGAAACGTAAGCTGTTATTTAATAAGTTCCTGTAACATCCTTTCAATGCCCTTGAGGGCTTTTAATATCTCAATGATAATTTTCTTCTGCACGTCCGTCATGCCCTACCCTTTTACAACTTTCTTCTGTCATTACGAGCCGCGCCTCGCGCGGCGTGGTAATCCCATGTCTTGCGAGATTGCCACGGCTCCCAAGGGTCGCCTCGCAATGACAATTTTTTAATGTCCTCCGCTGGCGGAGGTGGCGCAACGCGCCGGAGGTGGAAACGCTTTCAATACTGCCATATTCCTACCCCTTTATATTCCCGCTTCTGGCAACCATCATCTGCATCTGCTGCTGTTTCTCCTGCTGCAACATTATCTTTGCCTTGTCCGCATTCGGGTCATCAATGTAATCAAGTGCTATCTCAGGCGGATAAATACCGGCCTTCACCATTTCCATAGCATCCAGCCGTTTCGCCATCCTGTTTGTCGGTGTCGTAGAACCGGCGACAATCTTGATATGCAGACCTTCCAGATCAATCGGCGGGTCTTTGGTAATGTCCGCCGGACGAACCTGATCTACAGCCGCGATCCACTTGGCCTGAATATCGTTGGGATCGGGCGGAACGGTCTCTCCCGTATTAGGGTCAATCTGCTTGTCCTTTTCAGGCTGCCAGTTGCTTACTTCATCCGGATCAATCAGACGCTCCCACATCTGGCGGGGCCAGTGACGAAGCATCAAAGCAAATATAACCTTTGCCGTTTTCTCAATGGTTGATTCCACCACGCCTAAGAACGGCGTTGACATCATTCCCGCCTGATCCTGAAGGGCGATAACCAGCTTGCCGGAATCAACGCCCGGCGGAAGCTTCCCCTTCATGACTTCCTGCATATCGAATTCATCATTGAGAGCCACCTCGTCGCGCTGCTCCATCGCCATCAGTTCTGAAGAAGTCGTACCTGGCAGCAATCGCGAAGGCGGAAACGGAGCGTCTTTGGGAACCTTCAGACTGTCGCCGTACTTGGGGTCGTTCTCCCACTTGCAGCCCTCAGTCATCATGACAGGCGCGTCAATGTTTTTTGAAATGACATAAACCGTCTGCGTGCGGCGTTTATTGCGGCTCTTTGATATTTCGATTGCCCTGTAAGTCGGCCCTACAAAATAGCCGCTATAGGAACGGTCATGGCCTATTAACAGCTTCGGAATAACCGGATCACCGTCGGAATCCAGACCGTAAGGATTTGTTTCTTCGGAGATAAGTTTCTTTCCCACAATAATACGCTGTTTTCTGACTTCGGTAACTTTCTCTTTGTAAGTGGCATCCAGGCCGAATTGCTTCAATTCTTCCACGGCGGCTTTAGCTTCCTTGCTCGTATCAAAATCAAACTTCTCGACGGCGGACGTCTGCGGGTTAACCGTCATAACGGAGTAGGCTTTCTCCTTCTTGATCAGCCACGCTTCTATCTCATAAACATCTGCGTCCTCGGCGGGATCGTTCTCAACGCGGCTGTCCTTGTCCTCTGAGGTCTGCATGCGGGCGTATTCGTCCTCTCCGGGGTGACCGGCGGAAGATTCACCCTCCTCTGAATCCATCGGAACCATGTTAAACTCAAGGTCGTCATCCGTGACATCGTAATTGGCTTTGGCATATTCCCGCGTAATCAGATGAGCCTTGATAATATGCGAATCCACCTTTGTGGCAAGCCGGGACTTCTTGTCGAAATAGTAATCCAGCGGATTATCGGAGAGGAAAATAATCTTTCCGAACTTGCCTTTGGATTCATCGAACTTGACATCGATCACGCCAAGCGAACCCGTCTTGCATTCCTTCACCACATCAAACAAGACTTCGCCGCCGTTATTCTGCCCCCACACAAAATCGAACCCGCGCTTGAGCAGCTCCGCAACGTACAAATCAGACGAACCTATGGGCTTGACATTAATCCCCGGCTTATTGGCCGTAGCCACTGCCGCAGACCCCTGAATCCCCTTACTTACATCATTGATTGCAATAGGAATCTGCCCGCGATTAATCATCTGATTCTTTTCATCGTCAGACCACAAGGCGTCCTTTTTCCCCCAGGCCACTTCCCAACCGCGCTTATAGACCTGTTTCTCCCAATCCTGACGGTCGGTGTCTTCCTTATACCGTTTCAAAAGGCGATAGACTTCAACAACCTTATCATCCGCGCCGGATTCCTGTATTTTCTTGATATTGATTCCCGAAGTGGGAGTTATAGATGTCTTGTCTTGATTTTCCATGTTTACCTGTTAAATATCAACTTTTTGTATTGTTCTCCGTGTTTCATCAATAGCGGCATTAATCGCGTCCAGCGATCCCTTTAACATTGCGAAATATTCAGGATAAGATCGGACGATTTCTTTAGTACGGTCACCTTCTTCCGCTTCCAGTGGACTCATAATGATTAGCCGGTTTAATTTATCTCCCGCGAATTTACTTAAATCGTTTGCTTTGTCCCTCATTCTTTCGCATAAATTTTTAATGTCCTCTGCCGCTGATACTCTTGTCGCTGAAACACATCCTGTCTGTACTTGTCCGTTCATAATTCCTCCCTTTTTTCTCCCGTTAAGTTTTATAATTTCCAGGCACAAATGATGTTGCCTGCTGATATTTATACGCGAAAGCTACCATGAACCGCTGCCACATCAAAAGAGCGCCTTCCCCGATAACCTCAACATGAATCTCTCCCTGCTGCTGCTCAAAGAACGCATCCAATACCGTAAATTTTATGACCGCCAGTTGCCTGTCTGATAAATCCTTCAGACGGTAATTCGGCGTCCGAATATAAACATACCGGTCATAATACGGATTGATCGCCAGCGGAGAACACTCTGCGATTTTGTACCCCACAACGACACCGTCACATTCAACCGTCATAATCGCATCCGGGTCTTTCTTGCGGTAAAGTCCCTTGGCCATCATAATGTCCGCGCTCTCGTTGGGATGTTCCACCGTGTGCCGTAATTCGTTACAGGCTTCAAGCAAACGGCCATCAAGTTTAACGACTTCCTTTGTGCGCTCTAATCGCTGCTTATGCGTCAACTTGCCCATATTTCCCCCTCTTTCTTTTCTTCGGCTTGCCGGGCTCTCCAACCGCTCACAGGCAAAGGAATCTTTTCGCACATCGGCAGATAAAAATCGCCATGGAGAGCAAGCGCCGCCGCGATCACGCAATCATCATGAAATCCGCTATCCGCGCCCAGCTTTTCCTTTTCTTCATCCTTGATAAAAGTAGCGCACTCCCCCAGCAAATATCGGCAATAGACCGGCCTGTGAGTTGCCAGATACGATTTAAGAGAGCCGCACACAAGCTGCTTAGCTTCGGTGGTCTCTAGAAAACCGTATTGCTTTGTCATCACCTTGCCGATCGAATCGATTTTCTCTTTGACGTAAAGATTAGCTTTGAGCGTGATAAGCCTGTCAATCGTAGTTATGCCAGCGCCGTTTCTCTCCGGAACGATCAGCGCGTTTTCATAATAGCGCGAGAGATTAAAAAGCCTGTCCCCCCACTTGTACGAATCAATCTCATTGCTCCGCATGCGTGCGACAAACTCTTTTTTGAAGCGATCATAGACATAAGCCACGGAATAATCCTGCTTCAATCCCTCCCCGATATCAGAGCCGATACAATAGCGGTATTTCCAGTGGAGCTGATCCCAGCTATCCGTCAGGAAATACGGGAAACGCCAGAGCTCGGTAATTCCCTGCGGATTCTCGATAAAATCAATATCTTTTGTCTTTTTATCAACCAGAACGCTTCCAGTGGTCCCGGCCTGCAAATATTTATGATCTTCGAGAACTCCCATGAAGAAACACGTGTCAAGAGACGCCTCAAACGAGCAATAATATTCCTGCTTGATCTTTGATTCAGACATACCGGATTCGCGTTCAGCCTGGATCATTCCGGCGGTGATGACATCCGTGTCATCGACAGTGAGTAATTCACAGAACCATTCTTTGTTATTTTTCGCCATTTCGTACAATTCAAAACCGTGGTTCCTTCCCCTGGGCGTGTAATTAAAAAGCGCCCAGCCCCCATTCTCCGTCAAAATAGGCCGTATTAAATCCCATGCCACGGGATTCTGTAAACTGTACTCCGAAAAAACGCACCCGACGGGATTAGTTCCCATGATCGCGTCGATGTTATCCGTCCCGATGATCTGAAAAAGCGATCCGCACTTTAACTTGATTTTCATTTCACTTTGGTTGGTGTTCTCACGTATCTCTTCTGGAATATGATCCATGTACTTAAAGCCGGCCCTGTCTATTCCGTCCCAAAGAACTTTTCTTCCCTGGTTGTAGGTGGGGAAGAAATAGTAGTATGTCCCGACACGCTTATGGGCTTCTTTCACGATTAGATTGAGCAGGGTTTTATCTTTCCCTGATCGCCTATGCCACACAGCCACCCCGCGTAGATAGCCGTTTTCTAGGCAATCGCAGAGGGGTATTTGATATTCTCTTGGTGTGTAGTTATGTGGCAGATCAACTCTCATTTCTTAGGCCTTGGCTCCCCAAATCTATCAATAATGTTGATAGTTAAACCTGCCTCCGCGCCATGCCCCGCGCTTATTTTGTCCGGGGATATCTTCGACTTTAGTTCGCTTAAAATCAACTTGCGGGCATCCACACGGAGTTTAGAGCGGGTGATATGCTCCTTGTCAACAAACGGCTTTCCCTTATCGTCAAAGGCAACATCAAGGCTTTCATCGTCGGCAATTTCCAGTATTTCCTCCGCTAAAACCGCGTACTGCTCTTCTTTCGCTCGCGCGTATTGCTCCGCAAATTCTTTATCATTGAGCCATTCCATGACTGTGGACAGATCAGGTACGCCATCCATAGATTTTGATAATTCCTTGAGAATACTGCGGACAGATTTGTTTGACGCGGCAATCATATTACAGATTGCTTTTTGAATTTCGAGTTTATCAGGTTTAGAAGTCCGTCCTTTTTTCATGGCTGCACTATAAACCCTGATTTTTGTGATTTCTTTGGCTGGCTCTGGTTGGGTCTGGGCGGTTCTCAAACGGCAGTTAAAGGACTTGACAAGGTATTTTGCGGGTAAGACCGGGTAAGAATTAACGCGCAGCGCGGACATTTATGTCCGCTATCAAACCGGTCTGAAGACCCGGACTACGTTTTGCATCAACAATCGTAAAGAGTGATTTGAGGATTACGATTTGAAAGACGTGAAGATCGCTCACGAATCTATGTCAATAACCAACGAAGAGCTTTTTCTTCGCTGCTCCCAACGTATACGTTAGCTTCGCTATTTACCGCCATATTCTCCGCAAACTTATTTATGTGCTCCGGCCTTCTAAGCATGGCTAACTTGAATTTATTTCCGAATATAGTGGCAACCAGCGCGCCGAGATAGAACTTTTGCATATCCCTCACATTAGGTAAATTGAACGCATCGACAAGAATTCTTGCGCGTTTGTTTTCTTCTGACAACTTCTTGACGGTCATTATTGTGTTATTAATATCGGCAATATGGGCGAATGGATTCCCCTCCCCGGAGAGAGTAATCTTCAGGTATTCATCAAAGACTTCAAATGATAATTGAGGATTCAATATTACCTCCGTCGCGCACTTAAGACATGTGATCTTTTTGTGGAACTAATACTCTGCACGGTACTGATAATCTTAAATCACTACATTAATTATATTATAATCAAGAGTCTTGTAATTCATATGTAAAATAAATATCACTATCGCCTGATGAAATACTCCTAACCTGTCTCACAACAGTTTTCTTCCCGAAAATTTTAAGGGCCTTTTGAAAGTAACCCATGAGAAGTTTTTCGAAGTAATAATGTCTGATTTGAAGCCTGGTGATTTTGAGATGAACGACGTTGTTCTCGAATTTTGTGATAACTATACCTTCGTCAAAATAGGTCGACCAGAGTTTAGTTAGTACCGATTCAACGAAGAGCTTTATATCCTTTTTGAGCAGATAAGATGTGTATGGGCCTTCCGACGACAGGACGAATTGAGCGGCTACCTTCCCGAACGTCACGTACTGCATCATATCGTTGTCGAAAAATTCCTTAATCATCTCGTCAAGAAAAAGGATGAATTTATCCATCGGAACGGGAGTAATGGCCCAAATTGTATTGCTGAAAAATTTGTCCTTTGCCTTAAGTTTGGATGTAAAAGAGTTCCAGCGTTCCTCGCCGAAAACTTTAACGATAGCAGCTTTTCCTATAAGAAAAATGAAGCCTTTTACATTCATATCGAAACCTCCCGGAAATGCCTATGTGGATTAAATAAATTATTTTTATTACCAGAATCAATTGGGGAAACTTTATTTTTGATAAACTCAGGTTTATTAGATTTTAGTTGCCGTGAGACGTAATAATAAAGTTTCTCCATTTTCTTGCTGGGGTAGAATTCCACACCAAACTCATAAAACTCATTCTCATTGATGACTTTACTCCATTTTTGTATATCAATTTAATATTAGCTTACATACGGCCATCGCTATTCAAATGCTAATGCTTTATCTCCTGACAGTATCTGATGGGTGCCGTCACGATGAAAAAGAATGCGCTTGAAGCATGCTACAACTTCCGGGTTAAACTGCTTGCCAGTGCACCGCTCCAGTTCCTCAATAGCTTTCCACGGCTGCATGCCCGAACGATATGGCCTGTCGGTAGTCATGGCGTCATAGGAGTCGGCAACCGCTAAAATGTGCGCTCCCAACTGCACTTCCCCTTCGAGGGAACCTTTGTGATCGTCATGGTCGAAATACTGGTGATGGGCCAGGACAAGCGGAATAGCTTCGCTCAACACACTGCTCACCGAAGAAAGTATCTGTGCTCCGCGCTCGGAATGGCTGGCCATAATATTCATTTCTTCGCTGCTTAGAGAAGCTGCTTTGCCGATAAGTTCCGTGCTGATATCGACTTTGCCAATATCATGCAGCAGCGCCGCGACTTTAATATTTTCAATCTCGTGGGTTTCCAGTTTCATGGCCTCAGCTATTTCGGTGGCATAATGTGAAACCCTCACGGAATGGCCCTGCGTGTATTTATCGGCAGACTCGAGATATTTTGACAGTATTTCCAGTATGCCCATATAGGCGCTTTTTAGCTGAACTATTTGTTTTTCGTTTTTTTCATGCAGATGGCCTACAACAATTGAGCACAGGATAAGGAAACTGCCCCATGAAATGATATTTGCAAATAATGAGACGACTGACTGACCCTGCTTGAAATTTTCATAGTTCAGAAACACATAAAATGTGACCGCCACGACGCTGAAAATACTGGTAAGCAGGGCTTTTCTTTTCCCAAGTACGAATCCGGCGACAATCGCAGGTAAATAGAATAGATTCAGAAGGGCGAGCTTTTCGGTAATAAAATAATTCAAAACAAAAACAGCAGCCAGAATAAACAGCACCACAATCTGCTCGAAATATTTAAAAATATATACCTTAATCTTTGACATAAACTCTCCTTTTGTAATCTGTGTTCGATTTAATATACGAGGGTACGCTTTAGAACAAGTTAAAACAATCCTTTCTTATCAGCTTTGCTCCTATGTAAGCGCTTTTTGATATTTTACCAAAGCTGTGCGTTTTTTGCTATTCTTTATTTATTGTTTTATGCACTTTATGGCGTAATGTGTAGGGCAAGTGCATATTTGACTATAGCCAAACGCTAATCGATATGGACAATGTGCTTGTTGTGTATCGTTCAGGAATATAACGTTTGTGCCATTAACATGTTCAACTTCACACATCTTGTGTTCGCCGCATTGATCTGAAGTAAGACAGGAGAACTTGTGAGGACATTTTATTGTCTTTTTGAGTACATCATCAGGAACTTTAACCGGCATAACACCACCTCCCCAAAAAGCTTCTTGCAACCTAACAGGGATGAATAATGATAACAGGAATAAAAGATTTATCAATCCCACGAAAGAAGGTATTTTATAAATAATTTAATATTCACTTTAGAAAATATTTTGTTGATTAAAATTAATAGCCAAAGCAAAGAAAGCAAAGGGGTGACCTCATGTTTTGTTTTAGGCACCCATTGTTGGGGGTAATTTAACAAGTTGAGTCTGAATAACTACAGCAAGAAGCTGTTTCTGGGAGTCTACAACCTCTGTATACAACAGCATGAGCGTGCGTCCTTTATTAAGTAACTTACTTTTTGCCGTTAATGTGTCGCCTAATTTCCCCGGGCGAATAAGGCTGGTTTTAGATTCTATGGTAGTAGTTTTTGAGTTTGGCGGCATATTTAAAAATGCACAGATGGCACCCATTGTATCCGCAAACGCCATAATAGCTCCGCCATGCGCGATCTGACCAATTGTGCAGAGATTTTCTTTTATTTCAAGAATGCCCACCACTTCTTCTGTAGTCGCTTTAATTACTTGCATACCTAAATATCCAGGTAACAAATTACTATGTGCTTCTTGAATCATTTTAATTGTGTCTTGCATATGCATACCTGCCTTTAAAGGCCTAATAAATTTTTCGGAACACCTCATGAAAATAATTTATTCCTTGCAACTTATTGTTCTGTTATTTTGAAATTGGGTAAGATATTACTTCTGAGAATGCGAAATATAACAATTTTAATTTTCATGTCAATAGAAATAGTGAATGGTGGATAGAAGAGAGATCGCCACGTTCATTGTCGTGAACTCGCGATGACAAAAAAACGGGCCTGAAGGCCCGGACTACGAAAGAAAACTACTCTTTGTCATCGCGAGACGACTCTCAGTCGTCGTGGCGATCTATCTTTATTCAGTTGGATAAGAATAAATAATTGTTTTGAACACTGACATTATTGATAGTGTATCGTAAGGGCGCAAAAACAAAAACGCGATCAACCGGGTTTAATATATTTTGCAACTTTTGGATAATGGCGCCGGGAATTAGAAAATGGTTGACAATGGCCTTTGGAGATTGAACCGAAAGGGAATTATTCTTTGCACTCATCTGTACGGCCGTGTAGCCTTCGATCTTTTTCCCCTTCACATACCTTGCAAGAAGCTTCATGGTTTCAGGAGGAATTTCCGAAACCGGAATATCAAAAAAACATTCGGCATAAGGCGGAGAAAATCTGACCGAGACTCGCGCCTGATTGTTCCCATATTGTTTTGCTTTAGCGGCAATGTAGTTATCAATGGCTTGGGCCGAAATCAGAATACCCACTTTGTTATTGGAAGAGGAAAGGATTTTGAACTTTTTTGCGCTCCTTAGCTGATTGAAGTCGATGACCGGTTTTTCGTATACGACGGTCATATAATCCACCACCATATTTCCGAGTACGGCACTTTCAAACTTCACGGCAAGAGTTTTTATTTCACCCGGTTTCTCTTTTGACATCATGATCTGAACAATGATTTTCCTGCACTTAATATTCTTACCCAGAATCTGCTTGATCTCATTCTCTAAATGCCCGGTGTCAGGCCGCGGTGTTTCCGCAAATGAGGCAAAGGGGAAGATAAGGCCAATGGAAATCAAAAGGAAATAAAACAGTAATCGAATCGCCCTATTTTTGTATGATTTTTCCATTTTCAATAAAGAGCTCCTTAAAGCCGTAGCGGGACGGTTCTGAAACCGTAATCCGATAACGATCAGTTTCATCTGACTGATAGATAAATGATTTTTCCGTGCCTGTTTCCAACGGTATTTTATTAACAAATTCCGGTTTTAATTCTTCGAGCTTATCAGGGTATTTCAGGTTTTTCGCGTAATAGGCCTCAACAGCCGAAGATAAAACAGTCATGTCGTTGATAATCTGTTTGCGGGGAACCTCCGTTTTTTCCACCGGCGGCGTGTAGTATTCGGTTCCTCCCTGTCGATAGAGGTAATAAACATAAACCGCGATGACAATAATTACCAGCAATATGATGCCCGACAGGAATTTCAATTTTCCGCGAAACATATTAAGACATGTCCCCTATTCTCATGTTATTCTAATATTAATATACGTTAAATCCGGTTGGGAGAGCTTCAATGATATTCACCATAACATCTTTCCATTTTCCATTCGTGCCCTTATTTTCTTTTCTTTAATTCCTCCGCCCGCAATTCTTTGCGCAGTATTTTCCCCACGTTGGTCTTTGGAAGATCTTCACGAAATTCAATCTCCGTGGGCAGTTTATAAGTCGCCAGATGGTCCTTCGCGAACTCGATCATTTCTTCAGCCGTCGCCGTTTGTCCCTGTTTCAGGACAATGAAAACCTTGGCGCTCTCTCCCCTCTTCGGATCGGGAATGCCTATAGCGCAGGCTTCCTGAACTTTAGGATTCAAGTAAAACACCTCATCGATATCCCGCGGATAAACGTTATAGCCGCTGGTGATAATCATGTCTTTCTTGCGGTCGACAATATAAAAATATCCGTCTTCATCCATCGTCGCGATATCTCCGGTATAGATCCAGCC